CATGGTGGTGGTGGAACAAATACCGCACAGGTAAGAACTGACATCACAACTGGAACATTTGAATTCCTACCTGATACTACATTTACTGGCACTCTTAAGATTGCTCCTAAGGGAACAACTCTAGAGGTTCTAAACAATCAGACTGCGGATCAATTCATCTATGTTGGCAATGGATCATTGCATAGCAATATCTGGATTGGTAACACACCAGATACATCATCCAATATCTCCAAGATCACTATTGGTGGTGCATACAATAATAACGAATCTCTATCATTCACTCAGATTGATAATAAGTCCTTCAAAGTATCTGGTGACTTCCAGTTAGGCACTAGAAGAGGACTTCTTGAAGAGGTAAAACTCACCTCTACAGCAGGAAAACTAGAATTTTTCTCTGGCAACTCTGCTACCAATAAAGTTGATTTTGCACTTAATGCATCTGAAATTGTTATTGGTGGACAAGGTGGATCCACTAGAGTTAGAAACAGTCTAATCGTTGATTCTAGTGCTAGATTCAATTCCGACATGATTTTGTGTGGTGGATTTGCTTCTTACTCATTCACTGCGGACAGAGCTCAAGCTGGTTCTAACCGAATTCCTCATATTACTGGAATTCTTGGTAACAACCTGTTCAATAGCAATGTTGATATTATTGACGTTGCAAGATTTGTATCTGGTGATAGTCAGTACAATGAAGTTGACACTGCAGGTAGTGGTAACTGGGGTGGTGCTGGATATCAAGATGAAATCACCAATATTGGTGGTAACCCACAGATTGAACCTCAGACTCTTGCTACTTTGACAGGTAATCAATATTATCTACCTCTCAACAGAGAAGCAACAGATGTCAATGGTAATCCTTACTTTACTGAAAATGATATCCTACTGATTGACTCTCCTGATTCATCACAAACAACTAATGTAGATGTTAATTTTGGTACTTACACCGCAGATACTAGTAGACCTGGAGTAGCTCAAGGAATTATTTCTGGTTTCATTAGTAGTGATGGTACTAATGATGGTTCTGTTGAAGCATCAGGCACTGGTGTTAGCAATACTGGTGGATTTAATACGGGTCAAAATTATATTGCAATTCGTCACCCTGGAACTGGTGGTGCTACTACTCATGGTGTTGAGTTCACTGCATTTGACGCATCTTACATCAACAATTTAGGAAACGTTACTAGGATTGAACTTGACGTTTATGTTGGTAATACGACCAACGGCGGTGTTGACCCATATGATAATGTTGAGGAGGGACTACATTTAGAGTATTCTGTTGATAACGGACAAAATTGGACGTTTATTAATTATGTCGTTAGCACGAGCAACTTCCAAGTTAATGGCATGAATAGTGCTAATGAGCTTGACTCTCACCCTAATTTCATCAGTTGGGTAGACCAAACTCAAAATGCTGCAAGATTTGGAGTTGATGTTCCAGTACAAGCACAAGTTTCTAACGTTAGATTTAGACTAACTCAAAAGTTTACCAGTGGTTCCTTTGGAACTGTTGGACATAGTTATGGTATTACAAGTCTTTCATTCGTTGGTATTGCATCGGCAAGTAATGTTGAATTTGTAAGAGTTGTTTCTACTCCTAGAATTGCTGTTGCTCCTTACTACATCATCGTTGAGAGAGAACCATTCGGAACATTTACTGGTGTCAGTAATGCACATCCAGATGGAACTGCAATTTATAAGTGTAATGTTCAGTTTGATGCTACTTGGACTGAGCAACCAATTGATGATGTTGGAGTTACTGAGAATGTATATCTTGCACAGTTTGGTGGAACTATTGATACTGGTGATTATGTAATTATTGGTAGAGAATCAAGTGGAAACAACGCCCTATTTGATATCGGTGAGGTATTTAAAGTTAATACTTTACTTGACCAAATTCCTAAAACTTTCAAAATCAAAAACGGATGTGACACTGCTGGTGAAGAAACTGTATTTGAAATTGATTCTACAAATGGTAACACAATTATCAATTCGGAAACTGTTGTCTTTAACAGTACACTGAATATCAATGGTAGTTGCACAACTCCATTTGTCAATGCACCAACTAATAATAAACTCACTATTACAAATGGTGCTACCAACCCTGTCACCACATTTGAAGTTGATACATGCACAGGTGATACCAGCATTGGTAACACACATGGTACTGTATTCTTCCTCGCAGAACAATTTGGTACATCTCCTGCTGCTTACACTGCAGATTCGGATACTTGTGTTGTATACAGATTTGATCCTCAATCTGTACTAAGCACTGGTCCAATTGCAACGATCGCTGCACAAATTGTACCATCAACATCAAACATTGAAATTACTCAAAATATTGATGCGTTTACCAAGGGTGACTTGGTTGCAATATACATCACTGATCAACAAATTGAGATCATTCGGGTTACTGATGATCCATATACCGCTGGTGGAGCATTCTTCCTCCCAACATCAAGCAACGCTGAATATACAACTGGTGGTAGAGGTGTTGAAGGAACTACTGCACAAACATTTGCTGCAGGAACTCAGGTCGTTAAACTTGAGAAGTATGAAAAGACTACAACTCTCCTACATGATCTACCTGCAACTCGCGCAGATCGTGCAACTGCTAAGAAAGCACGTACACCAAATACCAGTGACATTAGACTAGAGTTAACTCTACGTAATGCTGATCTAATTTCTCCGAAACTTGATTACTTTACAATGATGAGAATCGGCACGGAATTCTTCGTTGCTGATAGTGTTGATGGATCTCTAGATGTATTCTATGCAATTAAACTGCCTAAGCAGATTAGATATCCAAACACATTAACTACAGAACCAGTACAACTATACAACGGTGGCAAGACTCAAATCTTTGATGATCTCACTCTTTATAGTGGTGCATTTAGAATGTATGGTTCTGATGGTAAGACTCTTGTCCTATCAATCGCGAACGATGACGGTCACGCAGGTGATGGATCAATTGAAGATCCAGTACATGGCACAAACGGACTTACTCTTAAGGGTGGTGGTACGTTCTATGGTGATCTAAAAGTATACTATGATGATTGTCAGAGTAATGGTATCTGTTCTACTGAGACATCATTCAGAGTCACAAACCGTGAAGGTAATGTATTCTTAGGTGAAAGATATTATCAAGAAGGTCTTGTTAGACCAGATGAAAGTGATACTGAAGTCATGTTCCATATTGATAACCTAGGTGGCGCAGGTGTTGGTGGCACAGAGGGTGCTAAGGACTTCCGAATCTATCAAAACAACGCTATTGACTCGTTTGGTATTGAGAAATACTGGACTGGTAATGGTGGTAGAAGACAGACATATGTTGGTTATGATCCTGCAACTGGTATTGGTCAGCAAACTGATAATCCACTTCAGGTCAATAATAACTACATTATCAATGCTTCTTCTGGTAGCAACATGGTTCTATACCTACCAGATAATCCTCAAACTGGTGATATGATTAGATTTATTGAACTCAGTGGTAATCTAACTTACAACACAAGTTTAATTATTAGAGCACTTAAGATTCAGAATAATGCTACACCTGTTCAGGGTGATACTGCTGGATCAAGACTCACATCTGGATCTGGCGGAACTTTAACCACCGCATGGGATTCTGGAGAACTTGTTATTCAAACTCGTAACGCTGCATTTGGTCTACTTTACGTTGGTACACTTGATATTGAAGGATCTACAAATGCACAGACAATTCCACCTGGACTTCGCGGTTGGTGGTTGATGGAACTCTAATTTAGAACAAATGACTGCATACTACGACTCAATCAAGAGCATGAGAGTTGCCAAAATTGGCAGCATCATGCCGTGGGGAGGGGATGGAGGCACGGGATTCCTTGCCTCTAATATCCCGAAAGGATGGATTGTTTGTACAGGACAAACACTTAGTGCTGCGGATTATCCTCTGTTAGCATCTGTCCTAGGTGATACTTATGGAGGGGACATGACAGATCCCTCTAACAATCATTATCAGTTTCCATACGTAGGAACTGAGGCAACATTTAGATTACCAAATATCTCCAATGCTGTCATGATGGACTTGGAGAATTACCACCTTTCGGATCCAAAATATCAATATGGTCAGGGAGATCCTCGTCCTATTGTATATGATGAAAATGGAAGTGTGTATGGAGATTTGATTGGTGATTATGGTGAAACATATGCTATTAGACAAGATCATTCTGCAAGTGCAGATATTGATTTTACGTTAAATTTGTCTGGTAATTTATATTTCAAATTTAGTGGTATGGTTCTTACTTCACCAGACTTTCTAGAAACAATTTACACATTGAATAGAAAGTTGGGTATTAATCATACTCCATCTCACGGTCACTCAGATTCTATTGCGTCAATTAATGCTTCTGCTCAAGGTGCAATGCCTTTTAGAACTGACCGAGGCATTACTATGACTGGTAATGCGAGTAGTTCAAACCAGTGTAGTAGAACTAAAGGTCCAAATGAATGTCAGTTTGCAGAGACCGAACCTACAACATGGCAGTCAGGAGTTACTCAACTTACATATCATGGTGATAATTCAAAAGAAGATACTCTTCCTAGATGTGACACATTTAAAGAGTATATCACTGATAGTAGTGGAAAAAATTATTGGAGTCAAGTTCCTGCTGGAGAGAATAATTGGAGGTCTTCTGGTTCTAATCGTGGATCTGGACAATTTAGTGATGTTTATACTCAAACTTTATTTGGACGTGGATTTACAGACCAAATTATTGATGCAATTCCAGTATCAACTCATGCTACTCCCTGCCACACTGGTATGTTCCCAAGACCAATGATAACTAGGAGTAGACCAAATTTCTTTGGATATGAAACAGGATCTCCTGTTAGAGCTGATGGTTTGGTTGATGATCCAGAGACAGCACCAGCATTTCAAGTTACTGGTTGTACATTAGATGCAACTAATTTAGTTATTCTTCCTGCTGGAACTGACATTACAAGACCATATGGAACATTCCCTGATAACTGGGTTCAATATGATAGGATCACTCCTTTAATGTATGTTACGCCAGTAGATCCAGATGAAAAATATGATGTAATTAGAGAGGGAGCACAAGTTCAAACTGTTGAACTGAATGAAACTACAAATCAATATGAAGTTACATTATCTCTACCTGCTTTAGTAAGTGGAACCTATGATTTGCAATTTAGACATGGTTCTTGGCCAACTAGTTTAAATCTTAGTGCTGCAAATAAAAATCCTTTAGACCAGGCATTCAGAGCACATAATCATGGTAGTTTTGAAGTTGCTCAAGGCATGGGATCTATGGCAGCACCGCCATCACATACTGCATCAGATGCAGATGGATCTTCTTTGGTTGCTGAAAGTCTTGAAAATGCTCTAAATATAGCATGTGATGTATCGCAACCAAACGTCACCGTTACATTCATAATCAAAGCATACTAATGGCAGTAATTTACTCCCAAGAAAGAGCAAAATATGGTAATCTGACAGGTCAGATTATTATTTGGCCTGTACAATATGATGGAAATCCAGAAGATGGGGCAAACGCAAGAAATTTGCCTGCTGGATATTTAAAATGTGACGGGACAAAACATTTTGCTGAAGATTATCCTCGCCTCGCTGCAATTTTAGGTGTCGGTGAAAATACAAAATTTATTAGAAGAAATATTGATGGAACTGCAATTGATAGTGTAAGTGATTCGCAATTCATGACGCCAGATTTAGGTTCAAAATACCCAGAACCTACTTCTGGTGCTAACGCTGGTTTGTATAATAATATTAGATTGAATAATGATCTTGGGACTGAAATTAGTAGATCTGGTATTGGTATTGAAGCTGCTTCTGCAATTGGAGATAATGTAAGAATCACTTACAGTGGTGAAATCAGCGTTCCTTCTCAAGAAATTTCTGTAAGAGGAAGACCTTCATATACTTATGCAGGTGCTACTCATTATACAGAAACGGAAGGTGTTGAAGAGAACGCACTTCACCCACATACTCACTTTCATAGTGCGGTTAGAGCGAGAAATAGATCAACAAATGAAGCATCAAGCTCAGAACCACTTGCTCAAGGTCAAACTGGTTATGTAAATGCTTCTACTATTCCTATTCAAGATTGGTTAGATGCAACTACAAACTCTAGTGGTATTCCTGGTAGTGGAGATATGAGATGTCTTGCTATTGATCGGTGGAATCCAAATGCAGGAACACAGTTTAGTGGGCAACCTGTTTTTGGAACGGCTCTAGGACAAACAATCTATCATGGTGGTTGTATTTTTGGTTATGGACAACAACCTAATGGTGGAACAAATTTATATCAATATAATTGCTTGAACAACAATCCATTTACTGTTGATAGAAATACATTGGATGGATCTGCTGATAATAGTAATGTAGCAATGTTTACAAATACTTTTGAAATTAACACTGGATTTTTTCCAATATGTTTTATTTCTGAAAACCAAAATCCAGCACCAGACGGTTCTAATGATGTTCCTGCAACTTACGTTCAGAATGGTGATGGTGTTCCCAATGATTATAACGGAAATAGTATATACGACGTAGTGCCATTACAGTCTAACTTTAATTATCAGGATTCTCGCTGCACTACCGACGTTGAGAATACTGTAACTGACACCGTTGATTTACCTAGAGAGGCAGGTAATGATCCTACACAGCATGTTCATCGTATTGATTTAGAGACGAATGATCATACATATAAAGTGAAGACACGAGCAATTGTTGTACCACCCGAAAACCTAGTTACGACAATGGATATTGGATCTGATTCATCAGTTTCAATTGACTCTGCTTGTGCTCCTTTTATTATCATGGAGTATTTAATTAAGATTTAAGTTATGGCGCAAAGTTACAGGAATGCTAGAACAGGTTATCTGACTGATATCTTAGTTGATACTACTCCTATTGGAGCTATTGTCCCAAATCTTAAGACGGGGCAAAATTCGTATGACCATAGTTTCGTTAGAGATAATGCTAACCAATACCCAGGATTAAACGAGAGAACAGGAAACTCTTATATATCTGGAGATGATCCAGCATATACCCATGAGGGATATTTGTATTGTGATGGATCTGAATATAATATTGCTGATTATCCAGCATTATATGAAATTATTGGTAATGACTATGGTGGCAATCCTAGTAGTGGTATTGATGTTATTAATGGAGGAAGTGGATTTACGAGTGTTCCAACAATTTCACTTACGGCACCACCATTAAATCCTCCTTTAGTTGCGAATCCTGTCGTTGCAACAGCGGAAGCAATAGTAGATTTGGTAACAGGTACTATTACGAGGATTAATGTTACTAATCCTGGATCTGGTTATGATTATAACACCCCTCCTGCTGTCACAGTTACTGGTGGTGGTGGAAGTGGAGCAACATTTAGGGTAAGAGTTGATCCTGTTAGTAGAACTATCGTAGGGATTGGTAAGAATAATGTAATGGATTGGTGGGGAGATTCTAATTTAGGTACATTTGCTGTTCCTGATACTGTTGCAAAGAAAATTGTTGGTAATGGTCCAGTATATGGAAATAACTCTCCTAATATCGGAAACTCTTCATTGGGAGTTGGAACAGTTGGAGGCGGATGGTATCTAGATCAGAACCTTCAAGATGATTATTTTTCATTGGGTAGGATTACTACGACTGGATACGATCAAGTTATTGAGACAACTGGTGTTGATATTATTGGGAGTCATACTATTACTATCACAATGAGAGACACCAAACTTGGTGGTGTTCCTCAACATAGTCATGTTGTATACCATAGTATTCCTGGATCAAACGTATACGTTTCAGAAGCATCTGGAGATAGATATCTACAAGACTATCGCGATAGTTCGGGAAGATTGACTAGATGGTATCCAACAACTGGTCAGGTATTTACACACAAACATGGACTTCTAAGAGCTCCTAACACCGATAATACTGTTGCAACTTATGATGTTTTTGATTATGAAGGTGGCAGAAGTGGTGGTGGATCTTTAAAAGACAGAACTGCTGCATATAATGATCAATTTTATCTGGCATCTGGAGCACAAGGTGCAGGAACATATGAGTTTTTAACATTCATTCCTAATCCAATTTCATTAGTGTTCACTGGTGCATCTGTAATTGGTGGAAGAAATGTAAACACTGGTGGCACACCAATTTATGATTTCTCGGATGAATGGTTATA